AAGTGAAAATATATTTCAACAATTCATCAAAATAAGCTTGACCATCCACTAAACCCTTTAAATCAAGGCATTTCACGCAATCACAAGCGAAGAACAAATCTCATGGCCAGCGTCAACTTCCAGACACTAGGACAATCAAACCGCTAGGGAACCAAGCTTCAAAGCGTCTAGAGCTTCCCGTTAAGTGAAGGAAGGAAGCAAAGCAAGGAAGGAAGAAGCAATGATTGAATAGCTACAGAATCCATTCACCTACTTGAAAGAATCAATCACCGCGCAATGCTTATAACAAAGCTTCATGTCTTGACGCGTCGCAGACCCTCCTATGGTCGGGTGCGCTTTGGCTTACAGAAAGCACAGCTATTATCCACAAGTTAGCGGAAGCTGTCAAGAAGTATTTCAATTGCCAGCAAGTCACGAGCTCGAGCCAAGCGTATGATTCAAGCGACACATTCAAACAAGCGTTCACATTGCCGGCACTACTCACACGAACACTGCACAAGCGAACACCAGGACAATACATTACCAATCCACTAAGGTATGACGGGGGGAGGGGGTCGACCGGCGAAATATTTTTATCATTGCTATCCATAAACCAGCCCCACAAAAATTGTTACAATGGGGCAGTTCCCGTTCGGGGTTATTTGGGGATAGGTCTGGTGTATTGTGCTTAAATGTGCCAGATAGGTAACATTTGTGTTTATGGTTGACATTATGTGTGGGATTGTGGTAATTGGTTGTTTGAGCGCGAGATGGACTTGTGCTTAGAAACTTATTTATATTATGCCAAGGGGCGATTCATACGATCTTCAAGGTCAAGGCGGCGGACAGGTGTACTCTGGTACGGATGCGGCTACTGGCCCATTCCGTTGGGTTCAGACTGTGAACGACACTGTGTTTAGTGCGTTTGTTGCGCCTAACCTTACGAATGCTAGCACAAAGCTGATCACCATTACTATCCCTGCTGGGGTTGGCATTGGTGGCACTATTACGAGCTTTACGCTTACATCTGGAGCGGTTATTGCGTATCGTGCGTAATGTCCCAGTTTCGGTCTACTGGTGGGCTAGATGACTCGATTGCCGCCGATGGTGATCGTGGATTCTTTGGTGTAAACCAGAGATTGCAGCTGAACCAGTTGGAGGCAGGTGAGGTAAGGGAAAGCCTTAACGGGCGCATGGAAGGCTTCTGGAGGCCGCGCAAGAGCGTGGTGTCTGTTAGCCCTGTGCTGACTACTGGAGGCACTCCATTGAACCTTCCGTTCCACATCCTTCCTAGCCCATTCTACTTGGCTATTACCGCTGTGTCGTATTCCGCTAATGTGGTAACTATCACCGTGGTTGGACATGGTTTGGCTATTGGGGTGGCTGGCAACCTTACGGTTAGCGGCATTACCTTTACTGGCACGGATAACAATGGGGTCAAGGCTGTGACTGCGGCTACCATAAACACATTGACCTTTCCTGTTACTGGGGTGACTGCAGTGGCACTAGGGGCAACTCCAAGGATTACACAGATCGACATTAACGATGCCGCCGCCAGCGATGTGTTGGCATCCTGCATGTTCTCTGACCCTAACGAGTCCAACAAGGAATACATCATCGTTGCGCTAGAGACTCTGGCGAAGAAGATTGACCTTTCTACGACACCCTACGAGGCAACGACTATCCCGTATCCCGTGGGTTCCACCGTTGGGAGTAACTGCGATATGTTGCAGTGCTTCGACAAGGTGATGATTATGCGGGATGGGCAACAAGCTCTTGAGTGGTATCCTAATGGAAGGGCTATTCTTTCTGCGTCCTCCAACGCGACCGCTAGTCCAAATACCGTGGTGACAATGAAAGTCCGTGAACATGGTCTAACCGTTGGTGCGTCTGTGGTTATCGCTGGGCTCACTAGTGGCACTCCCCCCAATGGGACATTCACGGTAGCAACAATTGTCGACCAAGACTCATTTACCTTTGTGGCATCTGGGATTTCTACTAGCACCACATTTGTAACCACGGTAGCCACAATGAGTGATGGGTTTACCTTATCCCCCGGCGGTGCTTACACCCAACCACAGACATTTGTTACAAGCGGCAACAACATTACGGTATCAAGCGGCTTGGTTTCCTTGACGATTACAGGCAACTTAACGATTTTCGCTGGTGATGTAGTTGTGATTTACGAGACAACCATTCCAGAGTTTACCGCGATTGTTGGTAAACAGTTTCAAGTAACATCAGCGAGTACAACAAACATTCAGTTCCTTGCGCCAGTCGCCAACATATCGGCTAGCGGAAGCACAGGGCAGGTTGAGTTTGGCGGCAGGTTCACAGAAGGCGGTGGGTTTATGCACCAACCGGGTGCGCCTTGGGCTACCTACTTCCAGCGCAGGTTGTTCGTTCCGTTCTACTACTCCCAGTCTGGCACTTTTAGCGCACCAGTCTACACCAGTAGGAAGATTTCTGACGAGATCGCGGTTTCCGACCTACTGGACACTACGACCTTCGACCAGATCGAGAATCAGTTCCGTATCACTGGTGGCACTGCCGACTATGTGGTGGCAATGCACGGGTTCTACGACGATTCCTTGGTGGTATTGAACCGCAATAGCATCCACCTTGTGGCACAGACCCAAGGAAGCCTGTCTGACACCGTGGTTAAGGAACTTACTGGTGAAGTTGGGTGTTTGGCTCGCAAGACGGTGGTGATGCAGGCTAACAACATGCTATTCTTGGCCGACGAGGGCATTTACGGGCTTACCTTCCTTAACGATTACAACCTTCGCGGCACGGAGGAACCGCTTTCCAAGAACATCCAGCCGTACATCGACCGCATTAACAAGAATCTTGCGGGTGACTCGGTGGCGGTTTACTTTAACAACCGCTATTACATCGCCGTCCCATTGGATTCTGTAGCTGGAGGAAATGATGCCCGTGGAAATAACGCGGTTCTGATCTACAACTTCTTGAACAAGGGGTGGGAATCTCTGGACACCTATGGAGATTCTAGATTTTTAATCAAGAACTTTGTCACGGCAAGCGCTGGGGTTCGGAACAACCTTTATGCTGTTAGCTCCAATGGTGGCTTGCACCAGATTGACGCTTCCGACTCGTCAAATGACAGTTTAAGCGTTACAAATGAAAGCACAGATGTGGTCACCCCAACGATTAACTCGTATGTGACTAGCCGTGGTTACGACTTCAAGACCCTTGAGCGCAAGAGGTTTACTGATGCCCAAGTGCAAATGCAGGCACTTGTTAATGAACAAGCTGAGTATAATATTGCATTTGCCTCTGAAGATCCAGATTCATCAGTAGATGTTGGAAGCACTACCACATTCCTCGGTGGAACCCCACTTATTGCTAATGGTGTTGGTGAATCTGAAACCGCAAGCATTCGTTGCAGACTTGGCGGGGTTCGTGGCTATACTGGGACTATCACATTGACAAGGACTATCGGTTCACCTAAGATCCACTCTATTCAAGTGGCGGGTTCCATCACTAACAGACAAATTCTATCACAAAAATAATATGGGCGTTGTAAATACAACCTACACATTTACAAGCACTGACACAATTACCAGTGCTAAGATGAATAACATCATTGATGAAACGACATTTACTGGTGACGCAATCCAAGGAACCACCTTGCAGGTTGTGTCTCCGGGCAAACTTGCCGTATCTGCTGGTGGTATTACTTCTAATGAACTTGCTTCTGGTGCTGTTACAACAAATGCGCTCGCAGATGGAGCAGTAACCCAAGCTAAAGCATCTAATATGCTGCTTCCTGCTGGTGCTATTATGGCATTTGCCATGAATAGCGCGCCTTCTGGATGGCTTGCTGCCAACGGAGAATCAATAAGCACTGGTGGTGCAAATGCAGCATTGTTTGCTGCTATTGGTTATACATATGGAGGTTCGGGCAGTTCATTTAATCTGCCGGATTTGAGAGGCTACTTTGTTCGCGGCTGGGGTGTTGTCGGTCAAAATGGGGCCAACAGCGATGGTACAGTTTCTGACGCATTTGCAGCAAAGCAAGCAGATGATTTCAAGGCTCACACGCATGGATTTGTTGACGGAAGATCCTACACTATTCCGAGCACAACTGCTGGAACCGGTCGAGCGTCTGGTTCAGGTAGAGTAGATAGTACTGTTACATTTGATAGTGGGACTGGTATAGAAACCCGCCCTAAAAACATCGCAATGCTTTACTGCATTAAGATTTAATGAACCAGCACCTAGCTAAAGCAATAGCACTTTATGAAGAAAATAATATTGATTTCCAACAACTTCTCACATGGCACTTATGTCATGGTATTGTTGTTTGTGATCACGACTCTTTCTGCATGGGTTACTTCTCTGATTCTGAGTCACCAGAAACACCCTGCTTGTTTGAACATTCTGACACATTGTTTGTCACAATCTGCACGGGAAACATGGAAAAGGCACTACGCAAGTTTGTGGACGACTTCCAATACATTTCATTTCAGCGGGACTTCAAGAATTCCCATAGGTTAAGGTGCTACGATATGCACGAATTTTATAACAAACTTAAATAACACGCATATGGGAAAGAACCCCGAAAAAGTAAAAGCACCGAAGGTTAATTACGGCAAAGACATTATGTCTGGTCTGGAGGCCTATCAGCAATCGCTACCCGGCATCCTTAAATTTGAGAAGAAATATCGCCCTCAATTTACCCGACTAAACCAGCAACAGATGGATCTCGCTCGCTCTCTTGAGTTTGCTGGCATGGGGCGCAATGTAGGAACAGTTCGTGGGCTGCTCCAATCGCTTTCTCCAGAACAATCCCGTGAGGTTCAGGCGGCAGGTGGACTTGCTGAGCAAGCTCGTCAAATGCAGGCTGGGTATCAAGATGCTGCTACACCGATTGCCCAAAAAGCGATGGAGCAATATGGCGGCTTGTCTGCGCTTCAGACTCAAGCAGCGCAAGAGGCATATGGAAGGTCTGGTCGCCTGTCTCCAGAGCAACTCCGCTCATCACAGCAGGCAGCCAGAGAAGCCGCCGCAGCATCTGGACGGGTTGGTGGCAATGCAGCCATCTCAGCAGAGGTGATGAACAGGGAGCAAGCCCTTGCTCAACGCCGAGCGGAGGCCGCACAATATGGTGGTATCGCGCAACAAGGTGCTATGGGTCTTGCAGGGCTATCACAAGACATCGAAAACCAACGCCTAGCCCGTCAGTCTGGGTTGCTTAGCCAAGCGTCCTCACTTGGCACTCAAGCATACAACCTTGGGCAGAACTTCTATAGCCCCGGACTTGGGTTGCTTGGTGGGACTCCAGTATCCGCTCAACAAGTTGGGCCACAGCTATTCTCGCCAGATGCGTTCCTCAACCTTGGTGCAACTAATAGGCAGAATATTGTGGCAGCTAATGCAGCTAACGCACAAGCACAAGCATCTTACTCATCTGGATTATTTAGCGGGCTTGGTGGTCTTGCCCAAGGAGTTGGGACTGCCCTAGCCGCGCCTGGAGCAATCGCTGCAATCTAATGTTCAAAAAAATACAGAACGCTATTAAGAATATTGAGACATGTTTAAGTGTCTCTAAAAAACCGTGCCTTGCTTGGAGTGGTGGCAAGGATAGCATGGCACTTCTTGACCTTG